AACATCTGACAACACAGAAGAAAGTCATAAAGTAGTTATTGTTTCACAGATACCAGACCAATTAGCTCAAATAGGTGATGAAGAAAATGTAGAGGCAATTAAAGAACATTTTAAGTTTGTTTTAGCAAATGACTTTTATAAAGATGAATTAAGTGCGGAACAAATTATTGAAATGGAATCTTATTTACCAAGTGACTATAAAGACGAGTACGAAGATTTGCCAGTATAATTACTATCTTTATAAAAATATAAATTTAATTAATTATGGAAATTACTAAAGAACAAATAGAGAAAGTAAATCAAGTTATTAACACATTGCCGATTGCTGTATTAGCACAGGCTCAAGAGATTGCAAGAATACTAAACGAATCGCTACCAAAAAAAATAGATGAATAACCCTAATATTATGAGAAAGATAGGCAAATACGAATTTAAAGACGAGGCAACTGCTTTAGCTAAAATAAGAGCATTAGGCGTTGATACAGACGAAGATGGTAACGAATACCCTACTCACAAGCATTGTGTCGTTAAACTTGGTAATATTGTGTTACAGAGAGGCGAATACGATGAAGAAGGAGAAGAAATTACACCACCAGTATTAAGCGACAAATATCATTTAGATGTTGCTTGGGATTTACACGATAGTTACGACGAAGAAGGAAATTTAATATTAGCAGACCATCCACACGGTTGGAAGTCAGCAAGTGTTGATATTGATTCAGAAGGGGTGCATAGTTTTTACGGAGTTAGCTATTTAGATAATAAATTGTAATTATGTCACAAGCAAATGATGCTTCAATATTACTAATACCTACCGCATACAAAACAAGCAAAGTTTATTCTGTATTTCCAAATGATGGTAATGGGGATTTTATTTTTTCAAGATCCGGCAAAGCTACGCGTATAAACGCCAATGGTTTTGTTGAGGAAATGCCAAGTAATATTCCAAGAATGGATTATTCAGATGGTAATTGTTCAGCTTTACTTTTAGAACAAAGTTCAACTAATTTATTTACAGATTACCTTGGTGTAAGTGGTTATAGTGGTGGCGGAAGTGGTTCTTTTGGTGTGACTGCAAATTTTGCTATTTCTCCAGATGGCACACAAAACGCAACGAAACTAACGGCAACTACTGGTAGTAGACAACACAAGCAAGACATTGCGGTTATAGGGGATAACACAATAAGTTGTTATTTAAAAACTAACACTGGCACAAAGCAAATTAGGTTAATGATAAATGATACTCATAGGCTTACTGTAAATGTTACTAATCAATGGCAAAGATTTGAAACAACAACAAATGTAACATCAATAATAGGTAGCGGTAGATGTGGTTTAGTATCTCTTGATATTTTAGATGATAATCAATATATTTTAGTTTATGGATTACAGCTTGAAAATCAATCACAAAGCACAAGTTTGATTCCAACAACAACTGTTGCTGTTACAAGATTTGGCGAAACTTGTTTATCAAGTGCTGCAACTGATCCATCAATTATTCAAAATGATGAATTCACTTTGTTTTGTCACGTTAAAGATATAACAAGCACATTATCAAGAATTTCTTTAAATGATGGAACTGGCAGCAATAAATATCAATTTAATTTTTCAAGTGCAGGTGAAGTTTATTTTTCAACTGTTATTGGTGGCGCATCTGTAACAAATCACTTTCAAAGTGGTTTAGGTTCTGAAATTAAAGTTGCGGTAAGGGTTGAAAATAACAATCGTAAAATGTATGTTAATGGGCAAGTTGCATCAATAATTAATTCAACACTTTTAAATTCATCATTATTAACTGACTTGGATTTATCACAAACTTCAACTTCATTACCTTTTTATGGTAAATTAAAAAGGCTTGATTATTATAATACACCATTGACAGATGCACAATTGTTGGCATTAACTCAATAAAATTTATTTCGTATATTTACAAAAAATTTAATAACACAAAAAAAAATAAGATATGCCTACTACTGGAGTATTTAACGGAACTAATTTGATTTTAAAAGTTGAGGGCGCTACAGTTGGCCATACAACCAGTTGTTCAATGTCATTATCAATGGACACGCCAGAAGCAACAACAAAAGATTCTAATGGATTTTCTGAATATATTGGTGGCGTAAAAGGTGGAGAAATTTCTTTTGAAGGTTTAGTTGCATATGACGATACAGCAAACGCAATAGAAATGGCAGATTACCTTTTAGCAAGAACACAATTAACTTGTGTATTTGGTACTGCTGCAACTGGTGATGAAATTTATACTGCTGAAGGTTTTTTAACTTCTGTTGAAATGTCTGCGGAAATGGAATCTGCTGTTACATATAGCGGTTCAATCACAATTACTGGTGCAATCACAAAATCAACTAACTAATTTTAGTTAGACTTACATAATTAAGCCGCCATCTGTTAAAGGTGCCGGCTTTTTATTTTTATTAATTAAACTCTAAAAAAATGACAAACAAAAAAAGAGGTTATATTGATGTAAATCTTGGCAATAAAAAAAGAACGTTGCATTTTTCTATGAACTTTTGGGCCGAATTTACTGAACAAATGGGAATCTCCATTGACAAAATTGGTGATATATTTCAAAACGGTATATCAATAAACGGTTTAAGGTCTTTAATATATTCCGCAGTTTTAGCAAACGATTTAGAAAATGGTAATGATGTTGATTACAATGTTTATACCGTTGGAACTTGGCTTGATGATATTGATACTGAAACAATAAATAAAATTGTTCAGACAATGACAGAATCAAAAATACTTGGTAATTCATTAGGTAATGAACAAGCGCAACCGGTAAAGGTCAAGCCGTCAAAGAAACAATAAACTTTTTTACATTAACCGATTATTATATTGGGCGCGTTGGAATAGCGCCAGATGATTTTTGGCGGCAAACTTGGCGTGAAAATGGGTTGATGGCTGAAGCATACCATAACAAGGTAAATTTATCTTGGGAACAATCACGTTATATTTCAACAATGATTTATAATGTTAATTGCAATAAAAAATCTCAAATGCTTAAACCAGAACAATTGTTTGAATTACCTATTGATAAAACAAGAAAAAAAGAACGTGAAAAACCAAAATCAACACGAGAACAAATGGAAGCGTTTGAATTAAAATATAAGTCAATGACTAAAAAAGAAGTGCTAAAATAGAGGCGCTTTTTTTTTTGTATTTTTGTCTAACTACAATTTAAAAATATGGCAGATCAAAATTTAAGGGTTAATATAACTGGTAACGCCAAAGGTTTAACAACTGCAATAAATAGTGCAAGCGGTAGGTTAAAAAGTTTTGGTTCAAAAATGTCAAGTGTTGGCTCTCAATTACAAACCAAACTTGCATTACCTTTAACACTTATTGGTGGCGCTTCAATAAAAATGGCAATGGACTTTGACAAGTCTATGACACAAATAAAATCATTGGTTGGTATTGCAGGAGACCAAGTTGATAAAATGGGTCAACAAGCGCGACAAATGGCAATTCAAACTGGAATATCGAGTTCTGAAGCCGCCGAAGCATTGTTTTTTGTCACATCTGCAGGTTTAAGGGGTGCTGATGCAATGGAAGTATTAAATGCATCTTTAAAGGCTTCTGCTGTTGGTTTAGGGGATACAAAAACAATTGCTGATTTATCAACTTCAGCAATGAATGCATATGGAAGCGAAACTTTAAGCGCTTCAGCAGCGACAGATATTTTAATTGCTTCAGTTCGTGAAGGTAAATTAGAGGCTTCAGAATTAGCCGGTGCAATGGGTGGGGTCATTCCAATTGCCTCAAATATGGGCGTTGAGTTCAATGAAATAGGTGCTGCAATGGCGGCAATGTCAAGAACTGGAACAAATGCCGCAAACGCTGCAACGCAGTTAAATGCAATTTTAGTGTCCATAAAAAAACCAACTCAACAAAGTGTTGAAGCTCTTGCGGAAATGGGTTTAACAACTGAAGATGTTCAAAGGTCTTTGGCTGATGATGGTTTAATTGCAACGCTTGAAATGCTTCAAAATGGATTAAAACAAACTGGTAAAGATGCCAGTGCAATTTTTCCAAACGTTAGAGCATTAAAAGGGGTTTTAGATTTAACCGGTGCAGGTTTAGAAAGTAATAAAGAAATTTTTGAATCTTTAAATAAAACAATGGGTGACACCAATAATGCATTTAAAGAAACATCAAAATCTGCAAGTTTTCAATTTCAAAAAGCAATAAATGGTGCGCGTGAAACACTTTCACAATTAGGTTCGCAGCTTTTAATTTTTGTTGTTCCATTGCTTCAAAAGGCAGCTGGATTTGTGACTAATTTATATAAAAGGTTTAAAGAATTAAGTCCAACGACACAAAAATTGGTAATTGCATTTTCTGGTCTTGCTGTTGTATTACCAACAATATTAACAGTGGTTGGTTCAATGATTACTGTATTTGGTGCATTATTAAGTCCAATCGGATTGGTTGCAGGTGGCTTGGCAGGTATTGCTTATATTATATACAAAAATTGGAATGAAGTTCTTCCAGTTATAGTTGGATTTTATAATCAATTTGCAGCCTTATATAATTCAAGTGAATTATTGCGTGGGTCAATTGGTTTGTTGGGAAGTGCCTTTGATATTGTTTTTAGTATTGCAGGCGCTTCAATTAAAAATATGTTAACTGGGGTTAATACGATATTTAAATTAATTCAAGAATTTGCAACAAAAGGCATTAAAGGTTCGTTTGGTGAAATTATTGCAAATGGTTTAGCAGAAACAACAACTAACACAATAAAAACAGCTAATAAAATAGGTGATGCTATTTCACAAGGCATAAGTGATGGTATATCAAATAAATTAGAATACAAAACTACTGAACAAGTGCAAACAAGTTTGACAAATGCAGTTGGTAAAATTAAAGGTTTTGCAAGTGGTTTGTTTTCTGATATTTTAACACCAACTGGCGGCGGCGGCGGTGGCGATGAAGAAGGAGAAACTTCTGCGAATATATTAAACCCAATGGATGGTGCGAGTAAAAAAACGGAAAAGGAAATTGAAGCTACAAAAGAAAAATTAGGCGGATATAAAGAATTTTTGACTGGTTTTATAACTGGCAATTCTGAAATGATTGCTTCATCAATGGAAGGCCTTGGCTTAACAATGGAAAATTTTCAAGATTTAGCAATATTAATGGGTGAGCAAGTAATGAATGCCTTTATGTCCGTAGGTCAAGCAATTGAAGATGCTTTTGGTGGTGGTCAGTCATTTCTTGGTGCATTTATGGGTTCTTTAGCAAAACAATCATTGCAAATTATTGGTCACAATTTAAGAATTGCCCTTTCAAATGGTGTAACAAGCGCAACGCAAACATCTAAATCTTTTGGGCCTGCTGCTGCTTTTGTTTTGCCTGCTTTAATCGCAGGTGCAACATCTTTAATAAGCGGCACATTTGCAAAGTTTGCCAATGGTGGTATTGTTAGCGGCCCAACAATGGGTTTGGTTGGAGAGTATCCAGGCGCCAGATCAAATCCAGAGGTCATTGCGCCATTGAATAAATTACAAGGTATGATAGGGTCAACTGGCACGCAACAAGTCAATGTAGGCGGTCAAATAAGGCTTGATGGACAAGATTTAATTATTGCAATTGAAAGAGCAAACGAAACTGCAAACCGTATATATTAAAATTAAATAAATTATGGTTGAATATATTTTAGCTGAAAATAATGATTTTTTAATTCAAGAAGATGGATCAAATTTAATATTGCAATCAAGTGATTATACTGAACCATACAGTGTTAAATACAGACTTGAATTTTCTGATGTTTTAGGAAATGGAAAAAAAGTTGAAATATTAAAAAAAAATTATACTGGTTCTGTGCTTCCTATGATTGGAACTGAAAACCCAGTTGTAGTTCGTTGGAGTTCTAACGATGAATTTTATAAACCAATAATTGGTTCAAGTTGCACATTAAGTTTATTGGTCACAGACAGCGTGCAATATGATGATTTTTATAAATTTGATGAACGCGAATATAAAATTGTTGTTTATTCTGCAAAAAGTTTCACAGATAATTTTGTTGATAGAGTAAATGCAGATGGCGGAATTGTTGAAAAACAAAATTGCGTAACAAAACAAATACATAATTTTCCAGTTGTAAACAACGAAAATGTTTATACTTATGAAGTGTTTTGGACTGGCTTTTTGGTTGTTGATAGATTTAAAGAAAAACTTCAATCAACGCCATTTAATTTAACTTTAAATGCTTTTGATGGTTTAGGCACATTGGATAATTTCGATG